GAATCTTGCACCCTCAATAGTAAGTGTTGTAGTAATGCCGGTATCACCAGTTCTCGCTAATGTTCCATCTCCCTTAACTTCTAATTTTGTGGTGGGGCTAGTTGTTCCGATACCTACACTGCCTGTTCCATTGGGGCTAATAATAATATCAGCGTTAGTACCGTCTTCTATGGTTATACTTGCACCAACACCGGAATTGGCCTCTAATTTTAAATCCCTTGCCCCATTAGAAGTTAATCTATTAACCGTTTCAGTTTGATTTCCAATAACAACTTGACCCGTTCCGTGAGGTGCAATAACAATATTTTCATTACCGGAATCCGATACAATACTATAACTATTTACATCTAAATTTCCTCCCAGTTGCGGGCTTGTGTCCTGCACAACATCTGTAGCAGTTCCCGCTATTGCAGAAGCAGTAACCGTTTTTATTTTATCCGAATCGCTTGTGTCCTGTATAACAACTTTATCATCCGAAGCAACAGTAGCAGTTGGCAATGTATCTAGTTTATATAAACCAGTCATTGTTATCCCGTTAGAATCTCCGGTTAAAGCCCCTGCTTCATTGTAAACTTCATTGGGTGAAGAACCCGATGAATAACCAATACTTACACTATTAGCAACTTTACCTGTCGTTAAGTATTGGATTGTCATATCATCAAAGCCATTAGAAGTATAAGTAACAGTAGCAATTATAGTATCTCCCTCATCATAAGGAGGTATTGCATTTTGGGTGGAACTACTGTGCTTTCTTATTTGTAATGCATTAGAACTATCTACAACCAATAAATGATGAGTGTTTGCAGTTTCATCGAAACTAGAATTAGTAAAATTGGCCGCATTTACTGTCTCATAAGAACCATCACGATAAATCTTACCTGCCGCTACTTGTAGAACATTTCCTGTAGAAGCCTGTGTAATATCAAAATCAGTTGCCGACCCTTTTACAGCATAGTTTCCTTTCATGCCTAAACTCAATGCTTTGATTAATCCCGTATGTGGGAAATCTACTGCATCGGTTATTTGGTCTATTGATGTATCATCTTTTGTGTTTGTCGCAAAATAATGCGGATTCGCTTCACTTGTCATATCATTCTACCTCTAAAAATATAAAAAATTCTACTGTCTCATTTGAAGAAAATGGCCCGATTCCATCAAAGTTTTCTCTAAATAACATATTAGAACTTGAATCAAAAACTCCAACTTCTCTAAGTATTTGTCCTGTCATAGCCGCACTTGCTCCACTAACTGTTAATTTTATTTGAACAACATTAGCATCGGATTGAGTTGCGGTAGCACTAGCAGTTGCCACAAGAGGAACATCTAAATCTGTTTGAGAAGAAAAGGTAGAGTTTCCTCCTAAACCAACCTTACCACTATTCACTAGGCTGACCAAATGAGTAGCCAACAAATTCTGTAATTTTTCAGTTATCAAAATTCTTCCTCCGATAGTGTGGTAAAGGTGGACACTCCTATGCTTAATGCGTTGCTATTCGTATTTAGCGTTTCCGAATCTGTTGAGTTAGTTCCTAATGTAAATGCCCCTGCCGGAGTCTCCTTCTTTCTAATTTTAAATTTGATTGGTTTTACATTGATATTTTCCATGAAATCAAAAACATTTTGATTGTCATTAAATGAATCTTCTCTTATCTTATTATTTACATTTCTATTTTCTATCGCTAGTTCAGCAAACCTATCTTCTAATCCTTTAGTGTAACTTCCTAGTTCTAAATCCATAGTTCCTGTAAGATTATGCTGTATTTCTAAAACAATGAACTCGCTTCTAGGTATATTTTCTTCGGGTATTTCTACAGTAATTACATCACCAACTCTAAGTTGAGAAATACCTTTGTGCCCTACATTTATCTTTAATCCAAAACTTTCATCATTGTGTATTCTAAGAAGTTCTGTCGCCCTTCTATCAACATCTTCTTGAGTGACCAATTCATTTTCAAATATCTGTAAGGTTTTTTTGCCTTTCTTTTTTATACTTCTAAGTTCTTTTCTTATCGCTCTATGGCTTTTACCAAATACTATAATCTCATTGAATAAATCAAATTGGCTTTTTTCTCTACTGTAAGAGTAAATCCTAGTATTTGTATTTGCTGTGGTAAAAAGTATGTTAGGGAAAAAGTTAGAACTCGCAGATTCTTCGACTGTAAATTGTTCATTATTTTCTATTAAAATTTTATCTTTCTTATTCATTAGGAACTTAATTGCTGAAAACAAATCCACTCCCCTATAATTAGGAGCAACGAAGTAAGGATAACTCGATTCAGTTAAGTTAAACTCAACATCATTTTCCTCTAGTATTTCATTAATTAATTTATCAGCATCTTGACAAACAGAAACAACAGAACCTATCATTGCTCTTTTACCAAAGTCTGTGGTTTCTCCATTGACTAAAATTTCCATAGTTTCCGAAACAGAAACCACGCCTAACATTTCTTTTTGTTCTTCTAGTTCTATGTGGAAACCTATTTCATTCCCGTCATCAACAAAATCTAAATTTGTAAAATTATTGTTATCTCCATCACTAATATTCATTTTAACTTTACCACTACGGAAAACATTTCCTCTTAAATTAGAAGGGTCTGCAACAACTAAATTGCCATCTGCACTTTGTCCATCGGGGTCTACTACAACATACATTGATAATACTGCTTCATTATTCCCTTCATCTGCCTTACTACCAAGTTTATCTTTGTATAGATAATTATTGATATTACTATACATAACTTCTTCTTTTGGTTTTTTAGTATATTTAGAAGACAGTTGATTTATTGTTATTCTTTTCGGACTAAAATCGTAAAAGCAAGTATGATTAGGTTGCATTATTCTAAAGTTCTTAAATCGTGAAAAGTGCGTTGCACTAGAAGCCGCATCGGGGAAATCGCCACTAACGGTTAGTATGTGTGTTCTATCCGGCCTTGTGGTATCTATCTCATGAGAAATTACATATAAAATATGATTTGGTGTTCCGTTGTTAATCGAATGCCTCTCTCCGTTCTCTCCGCTACCGACTCCGTGTGACCCACCTATTCCTTTATCTCCTGCTGTAGAATAGTCTTCGACTGTATCGTTAAGAGCATTGAATGTTTTTACATCCTCCGATACTAGATAACAACCTGTCAAATCAACAAAACTTAACCAGTGCATATTATCGGTATTGAATCTACCGTCGAATTCATCTCTTTGAGTCTCGGCCTGTATTACCATATAATCGGTAAAGGCTAAAGTTGTAACTGTTGTTCCATTAGTAGCAGTATCAGCCCCAACTCTACATCTGCTTATTCTAACAGAAGTGTCTTGTCCTGTGCTTGTAGCATTCGCTGTCATCTTATATTCATCGGGAGAACCGGAAATTCTTTCATAACCTCTAGTAAATTTAGGAACTTTCTCACTATCAATGTAGAAAGAACATATATTGGAAGTAGCCCCTTCATCATAGTGTTCCTCTATATCATCGTTGTCAGCAATAAATCTACCATGCGTAGAGGAAGTTGTATTGAATGTGCCACTTATTGTATATCCAACATCTATCTTTAAGGTCGGCTTGAATCCAACAAAGACACCATCGGCATCATTTTCATAAGTTGGAGCATTACTACCTATTGTAGAGTCTGTGCTAAGGACTTTGGTTGCGAAACCTGCCGGCTCTTTATTGAAACTAGTTTTATTTATGGTAGCATTTACTAACCCGAATCTTATTTCTTTGTCGTTTGAGCCGTCTACATTTACTCCCCTAGTATTATGTATCTTAGGTAAAGCCATGCCAATATCTGCCTTTGCACCACTTCCTCCTGTTATGTTATATCTATCAAATATAACAGGTATGTGGTTTTGTAGCATCCTGTGAGAGTTTTTGTTCACTGAATCTCCAAAATTAGTATAATTAGCAAATAAATCTGTTCCGGTGAATCCTCGCTGTGAGTTTGTAACATCATCACCTTGATAGCAATGTTTTCCTAAAATTGGAAAAATTTGAAATGTCAAAAAACCACTATCGGCACTCGATATTGAACCCTTTATTTTTCCTGCTAAAAATGAATAATAAGCATTATCCCCTGTAGTTGAATCGGACAAAGCAAATGGTAAAAACATACTACAATCTTCTGTTATACTTGTTACACTACCCGCTATTGCGGCAACTCCTTTCCTCGTAGCAAAAGTGGTATCTGTATATGTAGCACTGTTACCACCGTAGCCCCTATCAGCGTTGCCTCTATTCGCAGTTGTAGAAACATAAGTATTTGGAAATCCAGTTGCGTCGTCAGCCAAGCCACGCATTATCGCCCCTTGTAACAAATTTATATTACCATCCGATTCAATAAAGTCATTTTCACTATTATATCCCCTTATTGAAGCAATCCCTGTATTGCTAGAACTAGAAGTCTGTTGAGTTTCAAAATCTATCTTAAACAGTTCCATATAAGAACCATCGGGAGAACTACCGTCTCTTTGATTTAATCTAGGGGAATAGTAGTCAGCAGTAGAATCAGTTGCTAAATCTGTCTTTCTTGCGGGTAAAAATGTGGTTATTGTGTTTGTTCCAACACTATCTACTACTCCAATAAATCTACCTGCTCTATCAACAAGTATATCGTTCTGTGCTAGATTATTAGCAGAAGTGGCCGCACCTGTATCTGCTCTAACGGTATTGATTGTTGTGCCACTTACAGAACCTATTGCTATTTTAATAGCCACAGAATTAGTTATATTTGAAAGAACATATCGAGGATAAAATGCTATTGTTCCTATATTTTTATCATTGCTTGGTACATTTTCGGGGTCAAATTGATTATAAAAACAATCAACTACAATTTCTGTTAGTCTCATTACGCTAAATCTTCTTAACTGATTTATTTGTTTACCATCGTTTACTGAAACTATATTGTGACTTACATAAGAATCGTCAAACGAACTTATTGTTTGTGTCGTTCCCTTTACTGCTTCTTTAATGTCCGAGTGTTGTCTTGTTGTCAATTCTTTTAGTGTTAGTAAAGAATAGTTTGTCACATTTCTATCCTTAGTTACATTTAACAAACTATCTTTTCTTGTAGAAGAATAAGGTAATAAATCACTATTACTAAACAAAAACATTCTAGCAATCTTAGCATCTATGTGTTCAAATTTATCTTTGAATTGGTGTGCGGCTCTTAACTTGGCTTCTGTGCCAATTCCATTACCGTCAAACATTTGAACTGAAGGAAATGGAGTAAACATAATAGAAAGCATACCTCCTTCTTGGTATATTTCTATTTCATAGGGGTCTGCGCTTTTAGTTTCTAGGGTATTAGGGTTGTAGAATTTATCTCCGATGCTAGGCAAAAAACCTCTTGATTCAATCAATCTTTTATTATCATAATCGAAAAACTTTGCATTAATATTACTTGCATTAGCCGTAGCGTTTACAGCAGTTCCATCTAAATCAGTAAGTCTAATTTCTCTAGCCGTAGTTGCCGTAGTGCCTATGTTTATTATATTACCAACAAAGGTATTATCAGGAATACCTGCCGCAACGATTTTTTGACCCAATCTAAATACACTTGGATTGTGTGTGTTCGTAGTAATTACCGTTCCTATCTTTGTTGCTTCCACATAGGCACTACCACTAAAAGTATCTATTTCCCCTTGACCTATAATATTCATACCACAAATATCAGTTCCTACAATGTTATTTTGTAAGAAACCATCTGTATAATATCCTACATTATATCTATATGCGCTAGCATAATATTTTATTTTACTAGCAATTTCTTCATAGAATTTGATGTCTTCTGTGTTAAAAAATAAATGCTTAGATTGACTATAGTTTCCTTTTTCTAAGTTTGTCATTCTATAATTAGAAGCACCAAAATTAGATTGATATGTTCCCATTTCGTCTAACTTAGTGTCATCTGTAACAAAGTTTCTAGCCCTGTTACTACCAACTTCGTGAAACGGTTGTTCTCCCAACATTCTGTAATTTAAAACACTAGTAATATTATACGCATTTGATGATTGTAATACAGGATGGATTAAAGATATATTTTTACCACCATGTAAGTGTCCACCATTTAATAGATTTAATTCATGAGTAAGTTTGGTAGTTTCTCTTGTAGAATCTTGATTGTGATGCCCTTCTAAAATATCTACTATCGTGTTAGCCAAGAATGCAAAATTTATTGTTTGAGCAATATTAACTGTAGAGTTAAGCGAAGCAGAACTCATTGTTACTTGTGTATCGCTGTCTATCGAGACAATAGTAGTGCCTGTAGTAAAATTAGAATGATAGGTTGTCATACCTACAAAGAGTTCTTTTGTCGAGTTTAAGTTAGTTATCACTTTACTGTTTATTCCCATGTCGCCTGTTTTAGAAACATAGCCAACTTCTCTATCTAAGTATATTCTACATTGCGTTGAAGGCAAGGAGAATCTAGTAGTAGTATCGGTAGATGAGCCGGTTGCGCTAGCACTCATAGTCAAACTAGTGCTAGATTGAATAGAAGAAATAGTAGTTCCGTTTGGTATGTGAGTGTGGCTTCCATTACCTATTTCCATACCATTAGATAGATGAGTTGTTGTAGTTGTTAGTTGGTCACTACCTGCTGTAGTTGCTGATATTTCTAATTCTATATTCTTTTCAACTGAAATAATATTTGCTAAAAACTTTCCATTAACATATACAGGTTTGTCATGAAGGTTTCTTACATTTCTAATATGATTATATGCTGATAAAGCATAGTCACTATCCACTTCAATGAAACTTTTTGCTATTGTAAAAGCATGTGTGGTCTTGCCTAAGTTAGTTTTTGAAAAAGTTGTATCTTCAGTATTAGCATAGTTTATGTCCACTCTACCCAATGTTAAAGGATTATACGGTGCAATTGTTACTAGAGTTCCTGCATTTTCTCCGGCTGACTTAGTTTCTACTATTTCAAAATCTATTAGAGTGTTTACGGTGTCAAAAGTCGCTTTATTAGAAAATGTTAAACTTACTCCGGTTGCGCTTCCTGTTGCGTTTGCGCTCAACTCTAAGGTGTTACTATTCGTGATGCTACTGACTGTTGTTCCTGTTGGTATATTAGTTCCCGAAACTTCCATTCCTGCAAACAAATTAGCAGTTGATGATAAGGCCGTTATTGTAGCGTCTCCCGAAACGGTAGTTCCTGTTAAGATAACATCGTTATGTAAGCGAGATTGAAAGTGTGCATCACTTAACATATTGGAAACATCGCTTATTTCATATCCAACGGCATTTTCATGTGTGCTTCCACTACTACCAACTAAATTATCTCCTTCTTCTCCTGTGGAAGTAATTTTAACACCGGAGTTAAAGAACAGACCTTTGTTAGAAGCACCGCTTAAACTAGTTGTTGAATCTACTAATGTATTTGTAGCCAATGCTTTGTTTAGTAAATAATTTTTATTGGTTTCTTTATATCCTTCTAGTGCCGTTCCTTCTGCTCTAGCATTATCT